TCATCTACACGATTTTGTGTAACTTGTGCAACTGCTAACCAACCAGCTTGACCTTGACTTCTTGCTTCAAAATAAATGTTTTCTGTTAAACATTTTTTATCATCTCCAAATGCACTATTCCATGCAATCAGTAATATAAAAACTATTAATATTAATTTTACATCTGTCCATCCCATCACGAAACCTCTTTAACTTCTTGTACTACACTTTTTGGAATGATAGTAGAATTACCACATTCATCAATGCTACCATCTTCATTAAAATTAAAATCTGATACGATTCTAATTATATCATCACTATCATCAATTAAAAAACCTGTACTTAAACATCTAGGGAAAGAAGATTCTTTAACATCTTCAATACTTCTCCACGAACTGTCAGATACTATATCAATCCAATATACATGGACAAACTTATATGGTATTTTTTTAATCTTATTCATAATTAATGGAGCGTATGGATTGTACTGCCCAATCTTCTCTTAGTTGGAAACCAAGTGTAATACTTTTATACCACATACGCAAATTCCTCAATAAGGTGCTAACACCAACTCTTTGATGAGGTCGAGAGAGAGAGTGAGTTGGTGATAGCGTAACTTTTACTATATCCTCATCATCTAAAACATTATAACAGCACTCAACATACTTTGTCAAGTTTTTTATACTCCAGAAGCACTTCCAGGCGCTTGTGGATATACAGGTGGTTTTTGAATCATAAAATCATCATCCCAACCGAATGCTTCTTTCACTACATCTTTTGATAAACCTTTGTAAACTTGATGTAATTTTTTATCTTTGGCAGCAATTAATAGTTTTGCTTCAGAATGACACAATCCCTCACACATTTGTATAAACATTTTTTCTTTCTGTGCTTGTGGTGTATCATTGTCTGCACCTTTAATGAAGTGCCAAAGTTTTTTTGATTCTTGAGCAAGAACTGTATGTTCTGTTCCTTCTGGTGCTTCATTTGGTGTATAAGGTACTTCACCCTCTGGTATTACCCATTCTTTTGTAGGGTCAAAAGATGCCTTTAACAACATTCTTAATGATGGTGTATCATTTGTTATTAGTGTTGCTACTTTTTCTACTTTTGTTTTTGCTTTATGTACTTTATTAAGTACATCTGAAAACAATAGTGTATGTGAATATGCCATTTTAAAATTCTCCAATTTGTTCAGTTAGACTTTTCAGTCTTTTATCTATAAAATAATTTAACAACTTACTTCTGTCACCACTAGTGGCAACATTGAAATCATCTAGAATCTTTTCTTCTAATTCTTCTGGAACATTATCCAGATTAATCAGTCTATCGTTTCTTTGATAATTTCGTTTCACTTCATTATCTAGTTCGTCAATTTCTTGAGCTAATATACTTTCAATTCTTTTAGATGTTAAAGGTCTTTGCCTTAGTGCATCTGTAAATGTATGGTCTGGTGATAATACATTAGGTATTCCATCTGACCTATCGCCTTTAAGTATATGTTCTTTTATATATACAACAGGGTCAACCCCATTTATATGTTTCTTTGTAATAGGACTATACTGTCGTACATTATTATATTTATGCAACTGAATAAAGTCCTTATCACCAGATACAATCATAATTTTTTCGTCTTGATACTTCTTACATAGTACAGCAATGATATCATCTGCTTCAGCACTATAGGTTTCTACAACTTTGTATGGTAGAAACTCATTGACTTCTGATTTGATGTCATTGAGTAATCCAAAAATCTTATCCCAATCTTTGTTATCTGATTCTCTACCTTTCCTACGACCTGCTTTATATTGTGGGAATACATCTCTACGCCAACAATTTTTAGAATCGTATGTTATAACTACTTCACCATACTTTTCATTAAACATGCTACGATATAGTCGTACTGAATTTAATATCATATGCCTGACCATTTCTTCATCTAACTGATTGTCGTTCATATTCAAATGCATCATTACAGATGCAATTGTAATTTGATTCATGTCAATTAATATCATATTAAATCCCTATAATAATTTAGAAAGGGTGGTTTAAACCCACCCCACTAAAATTCTTAATAAATTAAGAAGCGTAACCTACGCCATTTCCATAAAGTGCTTTGATTCCAGCGGCAACAATTGCTTTATCTGCACCACCATTCATCAATACTTCACCGACACCAGCAGCAATAATTGCTTTTGAAGGTGTACCCATTCTATACGAAGTACCTTTAGAATCTTTGTTTATGTAAATCATAAAACCTTGACTTCTTAATTTGTCCACCATTGCTTGTGGCGAAGTTAGGTCAAATGTGTTTCTTAATGTTTTCCAAGTAATTATATCACCTCTTGTAAATGCATTAATTACTCTTTGTGTTTTTGATAGTTTCTTTCTACCCATGTTATAATCTCCTATGATTATTAAATTTTAAGTTGACTAATTTTATGCCTCGAATAGTCATATTGGCAATTACTTTGTGTAATTCTTTATTCATTATCTTCATCTTCATCTTTAATAATGTCTTTATTTCTTTTACTATGTAAAGTATCTGTTTCTTCCATATCTGATTCAAACTCTACCTCAACTTCATCTTCTTCAATTTCTATTATTTCACTAACCATTTCTATAACATCTGCCAAGAGTGGTGAATCAAATCTAGAATAATGTAAGTCTATACCATCTTCTGTTTCTTTTCTTTCTGGCGACATTATCTGTTCAATAAATCCTTGTATGATATGTGGTAGACCTTCTTGTCTTGATAAAGCACCTTTAATTACTTCTGACAAAAAACCTACATCTAATATAAACTGTTCGTCTGCAATGTCATAACCATTTTCACTCATAGTGTGTATCATCTGAACCATAACATTTTCAGTTAATAAATCAATCTTAGCAAGCTTTTCTTTCATCTGTAACTGAGAATTATTCTTGTCTAATTCTCTATCATACTTCTGTTTAATCCAATTTGAAGTACTCTTATCGTACTTGTTAGATACAGGTTCAGAACCCCATGGGCCATAGATAACATTATTCACATCTTTGTCCTTTTCATCTGTCATGTTATAATTTTATTCTCAACTGGCACAACTGCACCAATGTAATTTAAATAGTTTTCTTTTATTTCTGGTTTGGGTTCATTAATAATAATGATATTACTTTCCTTAATATTCATTTCTTCGTTATCTGCAAAAGGAATAAATGGTGAAAAGTATAATTTGGTTTCTGCACTACTGCCTGGATTTTGTGCCATTGGTATTAGTACAAAAGGTTTTGATATTGTAGTCATACTATCATCTGAGAATGTTACTTCTGCAACTATATCTTCACCTGTTGTTAATCTTAATAATTTTACATTCATTATGATATCCTTTTTCTGTTAATTCTTTTTCTCGGTTGATGTGGGCCTGGTGTTTCAGCAAACTTTCTCAACCACCTTTGTTTACCAGCAGCTTTTGCCAGTCTTTTCTTTTCACTTTTTTTAGTGTGAAATTGTCGTTCATGAAAATCATTTAATCTACCATCATTTAAAACTTTCTTTTTAAAGATTCGTAATGCTTTATTAAAATCATCACCAACAGATACATTTAATCCTTTGGATTCTTCTTTCTTAATCTGTTTCTTATTAAACTTTTTTTTCTGTTCATTACGAACTTGAAAGTTTGGTCTAGGTTTGTTTGAATTAGTTTTCAATCTACATATTCCTCAAAATAAATACTGTTTGTCATTTTATAAACTACTGTTAATGCATCATACTTGTCTTTTATATTTACATCATCTAATTCAGTTAACAGTCTTAGATTATTTTCTAGTATTTCTAAAGCGTCATCTTCTGTAATGTCGCCACCTAATATTTTAGCAGCGACAGTCGATAAAATTGTATCAGCGTCATTCATTACGCCGCCTCCAACATTGACATTGGAACTCTGTATGACCTACCATTATCCATATCAACTACAGCATTTTTTAGTAGGACTTTCCTAACTGTGCCTGGCGTTTTCTTAGTTTTCTGTACCACATAAACTTTAGTGCCTGGCGTAAATTCTAATTTACCATTCATAACCATTAACTCACGAGCAAAATCCATAACCTCATTTAACTCACGATTATCTAGTTTCTTCATTTCTTTCATTAGTGTTTTATTCATATCTCATACCTCATTTATTCATCATTTAGTTATTATAACAGCGTCAAACATATATTGTCAACCCCTAATTTAAATATAGTGGACCTGTCCATTGCATTGGGTATAAACCCTCAAATACATTTCCTCTGGCTCTGTTTAGTGCTGGAGCATTCCAACTAGCAGCTTTCAATACATCACCTTTTTTGAAATGTTTGTAATCTTCTTTAAGTACAAAAGCAGTAACAGAATTTTCCCTTACAACTTTGAAATACTTTCTACCCTCTGTAACTTTGTAATTATCTGGGGTATCTGTACCATAACCTGTTTCGTTATAGTCCTCTATCATTGCTTCAACCATATTTTTAGCACCTTCCTCTAGGGTAGTTGCCGGTTTTACTGATTTCATAATTTAACCTCTCTTTTCTCAATTTATGTACCTATTATAACAGGCCCAAACACCCTTTGTCAAGGGTATAAGTCATTGATTTTATTAAGAAAAGTAAATTAATTTAGAGCGGTTTGTAGATTGTAACCAATTCTTCCTTACCTTTTACCTTGATTTTGTCTACTTCTACTGATTTTATGGTTTTTAACTGTTTCATAGTATATGATGAATATAGAGTTGGTACAATATTACCCTTTTTATCTTTGTAGTTTCTGGTAGCTGCCTCTAATCTAGCAGCAAGATTTACAGCATCTCCTATGACTGAGTAATCAAATCTGGTATCACTACCCATATTACCCACGATACAAGTGCCAGTATTGACACCAGAACCTATGTTGATGTCTGGTAGTCCTCTTTCTTTGAAATCTTTCTTTAATCTGTCTGTTTCTATGGCACATTCTATAGATGTTTTGACTGCCATCTCTGCATGGTTCTCACAATCTAGTGGTGCGTTCCAGAATGCCATGATACAATCACCCATATACTTATCAACTGTGCCACCATTGTCTAATACAATCTTAGTCATACGATTTAGATAGTCGTTGATAACTTCAACCAATCCCTCTGGGTCATCTTTGTTTTTATAGTATTCTGATATTGGTGTAAATCCTACAATATCCATAAACAGAAAACTCATCTCTTTTCTTTCACCACCTAGTCTTAATTTACTAGGGTCTTTTTGTAATTCGGCAACTTGTCTTGGGTCTAGATAAGTTTCAAATTGTTTTCTTATTTGTTGTTTTAATTTAAACTCTAAAATAAATCTATTAAAGATACTATGCATACCAACGATAGTAATCACAATAATTATCCAACTGATATCAGATAGTATTAAATGTTTATTAAAAAGATAACAAGCAGCTACCAAACTTGCACCATACAATATCACCATACTCATTCCAACAAACCAATATGGTGTGAATCTTGCAATCAAAATAACTAGAATACCTAACAAGACTGATGCAACTAATTCAACAAACAAACTTATATCATAACGATTAATTTGTTTACCATCTAAAACAGTTTGTAAAGTAGATGCAGATAATTCGTAATCGTATTTTTCACCAACAGGTGTTGCAATAATACCACCTAATCCCTCAGCAGTAGTTCCAATGATTACACTACGACCCTCAAACTTTGAGAAATCATTTTCAGATGCAGAGATAGTTTCAAACTCTTTGTTCCAATGTAACCAGATTCTAGCATTTGGGTCTGTGTTTATAATAGAATAGCCTGGCACTCTTACTGCAATAATTCCACCCTTACCAGATTTGATTTGATAACTTGGAGCTCCTGTTGCAACTCTAATAACTTCTACTGCCATTGTAGGATATGTTTTTTCTTCTACTATTGGTGATGATTGTCCTAATCTTCTTCCACCACTATATCCTAAAAATCTTTCTATCTTCATTATCAATGGTATTCTTCTCACAACACCATCAATCTCTGGTGCAGTATTAATTACTCCAACACCATCTGCACTTTTACCTAATTTTTGTATTGGGCCTAACATACCTTCCCACTCAAAAAGATATGGCATTGGATTACCTATCTTTGCAACTCCTCTATCAACAGCATTTCTATCTATCTGTGATGTTCCAACTTGTGCGATTACAACTCCATTGTCTTTGAGTGCTTTTGCAAGTGCATCATCACCACCTAGTCTATCTTCTTCTGAAAATAATATAGGTATCATAATAATACCAGCACCTGCTTGTCTTAAATCATATATGATTTGTGCAAGTGCATCTCTTTTCCATGGCCATTGTCCATACTTCTCAATTGATTTTTCATCAATCGTAACAATACCAATATCTGATGATACTTCTTTTGGTTCTTGTTGTATGAGAATATCAAATGATTTAAGTCTTAGTATCTCTTTGATATAGGGGTCTTGTAAACCAATATAGGTTAGAGCAATTAAAGTAATGAACGAGAATGTCCAATGTGTTATAAATTTTTTCATCATATCTATTTATAAGATAATAATAATATACTTATCGTTGGTCAACAGTCATTCCACACCATGAATGATAACAACTTAAATTTGCATTGTAACTATCACTACCATTTTGATAAATGGTCAACCAACTACCAGAACCAGACCCTGCTGTTACTGTAACATCTATATCATTATTATTGTTCAATTGTTGTATGGTAATTGTACCACTTACAAAAT